GTTAATTTCATGCCCTAGAAAAACACTTTTTGAGAAAGAATTAAGATTATTTCCTGCGAATGGAAGTATAGCTATGCGATACGGATCAGCTTTTCACGTCGGGATGGAACACTACTATAAAAACGGAAAGAATGTAGCTTTGGCTATGGAAGCTGCTGCTGAATTCTGGCAAAAGCCTACAGTGCAAGAGTTTGCAGAAGATTATCGTAACTTAGAATCCCTCCTCACATCAATAGCACTCTATCATGAACAGTATCAGACAGACGTTGAAACTGTTTCTGGCGTACCTGAGAACAAAATCACTATTATATTATCGTTAACAGATGACGAGAAAGTTGCTTATGGCGACATTGAAGTTGAGTTTGTAGCAGTGATTGACTTGTTGCTTAACATTGATGGGATGCAGTGGGTTGTTGACTTTAAGACAACCTCTATTGACTTAGCTTACATGGCTTCCAGGATGAGAAAGATGCCACAGCTGATGGGCTATCAGTTTGTAGCCAAAGACAAGTTCCAAGATATCAATGGTTGTATGGTTTATTATCATCAGCTGAAGGCATCTAAGAGTAGAAAGACTGGCCTGTATGGAGATATCAAAACAGACTTCATGAAGTTCCCTATGATATTCAGTAATAAGGATTATGCTGACTGGAGAAAGTATGTCATATGGAATGCTTTCATTTACCAATCTGCTGCTAACGCAGATTACCCTCCCAACTACAATAGCTGCTATGAATTCAATCAGCACTGCCCTTACCTTCCTCTGTGTGATTATCCTAAGTGGAATCCAGATAAGTTTTTGGAGATGGATGGTTTCGTAGTTGTGCCTGATGAAAGGACTTGAGTATGAAGCTAAGTGATGATGTAGCAGAGCTTATATTCTGGTTCATCTTTGTGATTGTCTGGATTGTAGGAGCAGTTGTTTGGTTTAAATAGAATGGAGGAGATGATGTTCACAGCATTCACGATAGTGCTTACCTTATTAGCTTTACTGGGTGTAGTTCTCAATATTAAGAAAAACATATGGTGCTTCTACATATGGCTGGTCACTAACGCATCCTGGGCAGTAGTTGATTTTTACAAAGGTATTCCTGCTCAGGGTGCATTATTTTCAGTTTATACTTTATTGGCTGTGTATGGAATCTATGAATGGAAGAAGAAAGGATAATACTATGCGATTAGAAGATGAAAATAAAATAGTAAAGTTTTTCAATCAGCATGACCAAGTATTTGAAAAGGCTTGTGCAGATGCTTCTACGAAAGTTACTAAGAGGCAAGCTTCTAAATGGCTGATGCACAAAGGGATAGCTTGTAAGAAGATGAAAGGAGAGTTATAATGTCAAATGCTAAAGATGTTTCAGTGAATACTGAATTTATAAAAGTAATGTCCGTTGGAGAGCCAGGGACTGGCAAGTCAATCCTGGCATCTACCTTCCCAACTCCAGGATTTGTATTTGACTTCGCCAACAGCATCATCTCGTATAAGGGCTTAGATTTTGACTATGAGCAATATGAGCTGAGTCCTATTGGCTGGGTCAAGTTTGAGAAAGATGTTATTCAGGTTATAAAAGCTGTTAAGGAAGGGAAGTATGTATCAGTCATCATTGATGATCTTTCCGCCATGACAGCTGTGTGCATGGAAAGAGCCCTTCAATTAGATCCTAAGCGTTCTCCCACAGGTGGACCAGTTTGGAATATTCATTACAGTATGGTTAGAAATCTAATGGAAGGTAGACTGAAGCAAGTGATGAATATGAGCTGCAATATACACTTTATTACTCATCTCCATGTGATACAGGATCAGGAAACAGGTAACATTACTGGCGTTGAGCCTATGCTTACAGGCGCGCTTCCTGTTGTTATTCCAGGTTATTTCGATGAAGTGTATTATCACACTACAAAGAGAGAAGGTGGGGATACTAAGTGGCTTATTCAGACAGTGCCCATTGGGTATAATAGAGCTAGGTCTAGAATGTCTGGTAAGTTAAGAACTCTTCCTGATTTGCTGCCTAATGACTATAGTGAGATTATGGCATATCTTACTGGGAAGAAGATTAAAGAAAGGAAGTAGTTATGAACGAACTAAACTACACCTCGATTGAAGCCAGCAAAAAGCTGGTAGAGAATGGGATTGTGCTGAAAACTGAATCCGAATGGGTAAATTCAGACGCAAATTCCTACACATGGACTCTAAGAAATACGAACTGGCGGGATAATAAAACAACTGTTCCCGCCCCTTCACTGGCAGAATTGTGGAGGGAGTTGCCGGATATGTATGAGGGTGAATTTTTAAGGGTAACAAAAGATTGGGGTGAAACCCGCTGTGGTTACGGAGGATATTGGGATAGGTTTCATAGCGACAACCCCGCAGACGTGCTTGCGGAGCTTCTGATTTGGGTGAGGAGGGAGAAAAATGTATAAAAAACTTATTGAAACAAAGGTAATACGAACCAGACATGAGGTTTCTTTTCACGATGGAAGCACAGCGTTTTCTATAATTCAAGATTTAAAAGATGTTCCGCTGAAAGCAAGACTTATAGATTATAATGATGAAGACAACACACTAACATTTGAAGTAGAAACGGAGCAACCATGAAACGCAAATGCGGACGCTGTGGAAAGAGAAAGACGGTAAGCGGTATGGCTGTGTTTGCAAAGCGTTATTTATGCCGTAAGTGCGTTAGGCGTTTGCTATGGGAGGAGAAATGAAACCAGAAGAAATCAACAAGCGGTTCTGTGAGCTGGCAGGGATACATTGGCACCATTACACAGAAGATGATAACTTTGTTTTAAATTGTAGTTGTGGACATAAGACGTATTTCTACGAAAATTGCTGTGCTAATCCCGACTTCTGCGATGACCCTCGGCTTGTGCTGGAAGTGATGATGAAGCGGGAAGATTACGATGACTTTTTAACTAAAATTAGGGTTATTGATAATCCATGTTTATTTTTATCAAGATTTATTGATGACTATATTATGAAACCTGGCAAACTAGCACTGGCCGCAATCACGTGGATGGAGGAGAACCCATGATAAAGTGTCCTAGGTGCGGCGTTCACCCATTTATTAACTGGTGCCTCGGTCTTTGGCACAAATGTCATATCTGCGGAACGATATGGAAGGAGTAACAACCCATGACACCAGAAGATAAGAGACTTATTGCGGAATATATAAATGCAGAACCCGAATCAATGACCTACAAGCTAGACGATGACCGCCGTAAGCTGATTACGGAGAAACTGCTGGGGGAGAAGTGGCATTTTCTTATGTCCGATCCCGTATGTCCCGAATGGTCAGATTGCTCATGTGGCGCAAGAGTGCTATCAACGGATGCTTACCACCACAGTCTTAATCGCACTTTCGATAACAACACCGACATGATGGCAGTCCGCAAGGCGTTGAGGGATAAGGGGAAGTGGTGGAAATTTTATTTAAGCGTAGAGAATGCAAATACCTATGCGCCACAAAAGCTTATGGCCTACCTTGACACCGAACCAGAACGCTTCTGCTGGTTGGTTTCAGAATGGATGAAGGAGGTGGAGAAATGAACGCAAACGATATTAAAGCAGGCAGCACCCTTACAACTAAGGAAGGAAGCAATACAACAAGCACCGTTATAGAAGGCAGCATGTATTCAGAACCGAAAGTTATATCAGCTAAACTGATTGATGGAAGGATTGAGATCGTGAAGAGGGCAGAACCGCTTTATTTTTATGCTACCTATCCATCTCAACAGCCGATACCTAAAATCTGGAAAGAGGTTTATGTGGCAACTAGTGATGGAAGCAAGCACTATCGAGAAATTGTTCTGCACAAGGTAATCAACGCAACCTACATTCCAGCACAACCGGAAAGATGGGAGTTTGAAGAATGAACATCACTGACTCGTATCAGAAGTTCTTATGCAGAATAAACATCCGGCCTGAGTATAGAGGCAGGAAAGCAAAAAGTCTGTCGCTGATGCTTACAACGGCAAAGTCCTGTTTATGGTATCGATGTTTCAGATTAAAGAGGTTAAAAGATGACAGCATATAAGTACTGGGAGAAAATTAAATACTTTAACAAAGCAGAGATACACGCACAAAGAAGGAAATTTGGATCTTAGATAAGAAAGGAGGTGACAAACACAATAGCGAACGAAGAAACTAACTACTAACAATTAAACTAAAAAGGACGAATGACTATGGCTAAGAAAACGAACAACACAGTTGAAGAAAAAGAACGGGAAGCAATTCAAGAAGAAGCAGCGGAAGACACTACGGCAGACGGATTTAAATTTGACACAGACTTCGATGTTGAAGATGAGTTCAAAGTACCGCCTTTGGTTCCTGCTGGAAGATACGAAGGCTATGTGACTGGAGTGCACTTTGACGCAGGAGATCAGGCACTTGTCTGGGATGTTACTTTGAAAGCTGATGACGTTATGATGTCAGATAACGAAACACCTGTCAGCGGAAATGTTATGGTGTATAAGAACTGGTTCCCCAAGGCCGGTGATGAGTCTGTGCGCACCAAGACTGGCAAGATGACTAAGCGCCAGGCCAAGATCAATATGATTCAAGAATTCCAGAAGAAGATGAGAATCAATATGAATACTCCGGATGCTATCCTTAACGGTGTTCAGAACGCCGAATGGATTGGCTTGGAAGTTATTGTTGTCGTGGAGATTCGGGAATGGGAAGGCAGAACGAGTAATCAGATTAAAGAAATGTTTGCTGCATAACAATTAAACTGGGAGTGGTCATTTTAAGTTGAA